TGTTCAGGATCTATCAGTCGGATGCGACCAAACAAGGCCGGATCTGATGAATCTTGATAATACACAGTATCCAGCACGGCTGTAAGCAAGGGAATCTGTTCAAAATATCCCGATGAATTTTTATACCATTGAGTGCTGCTGTATTGGGCACCAAACACTATGCGGAATTTGCTGAGATTGGGCACTGCCAGTATGCTGTTGAGCTGCATGTAGGGATTGCCATCATCATCCAGCACATATTGTATCCGCCATACAGAATATCTCTGTGCCTGGCTGGTGATATCTGTGGTCTGGTCAAACAAGGTGGTGTCATAACTGCCCACCAATCCGTTGTTGGTTGCGACCTCGGCCAAAGGATCAAACTGTGTGTTGATCTGCCAGCCACCGGCCTCAGCATCCACAGTGGTATTGGTGAATACCACGGTGCGATTGTTTAAATTGGTTATGCCGTCGATGCCATCGGGGTTGGCTGCCAGGAAGGTGCTGACATAAACATTGTTGAGTTGATTGAACTTGAGATCAGTAAGCAGATCCACTGTGCCGAGATCGTTCAAAGAATAGTAAAAATCCTGGGCGGTTTTCAGCGGCACATTGAATGTCACAGTGCCTTGGTCTTCACCGTTGTTGACCACGCCCAGAACATCTCTGCTGCTGATATTGGGAGTGGCCGGCATGGTGCCAGCAACACCGGGTGCGGCCTGTATCCAGAATCCAAAGCCGGGTTGATTGACCTGGAAGGTATAGTTGCCACCACGCACCAGGGTGATCACAGGATTGCGGCCGGATTCGTCACTGAATTCGTAGCCAGCGGAGGTACGTGTGATTTCCCAGGCGTCGGTGAGCGGAATAGTGGTGCTGCCTACGTCTACCGAATCTGGGCCACCTGGCAACCAATAATACTGGCTGTAGTTGGTGAACTTGTCAAGGTCGCAGAAAGGATCCCAACTGTAGAATTCGCTGGAAAATAATCTATCAGCACGTTGTGTGTTGCTGCCCAAGAGATCCAAGGCATCGAGCATGCCAGGATAAGTGATGGCATCCAGCGGCTGTGTGGTTTCGGGTTTGAAGAATACAACTCCAGGCTCCAACTGATAGTCCGTGCGTACCGCAGTGGGTTCTGTGACGTAGTTGTCAGCTGGATTGACCCCCGGGCCGACACGACGTCCCACATAGCCCTGGGTGCGTTTGAGATTGGGTTCTTGTGTGAGTTGATCTAACGTGGCGGCCAGGAACTGCTTGTTGGTCTCAGTGCGGAATATCTCTGGCAGTAGATCTACTGTACGACGACTGGCCATCAGTATCCTCCACCACCGCTGCTACCACCGCCACCACCGCTGCTACCACCGCCACTGCTACTACCACCACCATAGCCGTAAGGTATTGGATTTGGAGTGATGCTGCCAGATGACGATGAACCAGATGTCGACGAAATCGTGGCAGAAGTGGTAGCAGTACCTCTGCCTGCGGTGCCTTGGGCAAAGGTATTGGATGATGGATACAATCCTGACACTGATGTTTGGGTGCGTAGATTGCTCTGCGTGAGTGCTTCGATCACTTCAACATCCGTGACCGTGGCAGCGTTGGCGAATATCTCGTTGGGTGCTGATCGTATCTCATAGAGGTCGCCAAAGGTCTTTAGCGGATTCAACGGCACCAGCACCACTGAAGAGATTATGCTGCCCATCTGTTCGTGAAGATAGGCTGCCAGTTCTGAGAAAAAGAAACTGTCCCCAAAGTCCCATTTGTCTATGCTGAAATAGACGTTCATGTTGGCAATGACCTGGCTCTTGATTTCACTCACAGACGCTGTGGTCTTGGGTGCTCGCACTACCTTGATCACCGCACGCAGTTCTGGTGCGGCCTTGGCACCAAACAAGGGCTTGAAAAACACCGAATTCAACACCACGTTGTCAGATATCATCTTGTAGTCATTGAGACCGGAATAGGCCGTGGTCAGTTGATCTATGGTGGGTACAGCAGGTTCTGGCACAGTGCCAGTGGTGTCGCGGATGTAGTTCTGATACTGTGTGTAATATTGTTGCTCCACCACGTAGAGATCGATGATGTTGGTCACCCCAGGATCTATCACATTGGTCAGCGGAGAATTGTGTCTGTACTGGAAGTAAAGATTCTGGCGGCCCACCCTGCTGATGAAGTCAGTGCGTGTTAAGAGAGTGCGTTGTATCACACCGTTGATCAAGACCACTTGCAGTTCGTAGAATGTTTCTTCCGTGGTGGCATAGAATATCTGACCACTCACATATTCACTCTTGACCAGCTCGATGGCATCTTCCGTGGTATACAAGGTATTGACCACACCAGCGGCCACGGGCAGATATCTTTCAAGATCATCAAAATCTGTAGTGAGTTGTAGGAACACCAACTTGGTGGTGGGTGCCACTGTGGGTGCTACCAGAGTGTCAAAGAAATCAGGATCGTCGGCTATGCCATCACCGTCACTGTCGGTGTAACTCACGACCACTTGGTAATCGTCAATGAAGCCATCGCTTTCGATGGGCTGTGCTATGATATCCATGGTTACATCTGTGGGCAGAGGTTCGTTGCTGTCAGGGCGTGAGTTGGTTTTCAAAGCTTTGACAAAGTCATTGATAACCAGGCCCGTACGACTGTCATACACTTCTTCGAGGCCATCAAAGGTAAAGCGTGTTTGTATCACCGATGCCCAAACATAATCCAACTGGCGAGATGTCACGGTATAACTCACACCATCTGTGACGAACTGAATCAACCAAGAAGCATCGAGATTGGTGCCGGCGGTGCTTTGAGCGTTGGTCAAGCTGAACGCAGAATCCTGTGCGAGATTGGTGGACGTGATCAAATACCAGGTAGCCGTGAGATTGTCATAGCCCAGGCCAAAATTGCGGAACAGTTCGATCTGTTGCAGCATGCTCTGTTCCAGAGCAGAGGGTAAATCTGTGATGAATTTTGGTATGACCTGTGTGGCCAGGGCACCTGTGGGCACGAAATTGTTCAGGGCCACTGGACCAGATCCATCTGATAGGTTGCCCAGGCCATTGTTGGTACCATCCAACACCACAGCCGACACAGTGGCCCAGATCACTAATTTTTCATCAGCTCGCACAGGCACACCGGCCACAAGGCGATTGTTAGCATCAAAGAAGAATCCTGCAGGCGGCTCAAACTTTATCAAACTGCCTTGGGTGATGTAGCGAGCATTGTTGCTGGCATAACTGCCAATGCTCTGAGGTGCAGCGGCCGATCCCACATAGAAGAAACCCGTGGTCTCGTTGACCAAGCGAGTGCTTTGTTGCCACACCAGATTGATGACGGCCAGGTTAGGACGTGGGAAGTTAGCATAGTAAAACTGCAGGGTACCACGACTGGGCAACAAAGGCTCCACTGAGTTGTTGATAACATCCACGATTTCGTTGCGATCAATCCAGTCAAAATCAAACGTGGGCAAAACATTCTGTCTATAGATAACACCATCACTGGCAAAAATGTTTGTGCTGGAATATTTGCCAGTGACGTCAGTGAGATCAATGTAGCGTGATGTGCCCACGCTGCTTCGGGCCACGGCCTTTGATTTGATGATGGAGTTGTATCGGGTGAACGGGAAATTGTTGTAGTCTTCACCGTTGACCATCCTGTTTTGTGTGTAATACCGTGCGGGTGCTCGCTGTTTGATCTCCTCGATGCTCTCGCGTGCTTCGGCGTTGCTCACAGGCTGGGTGATGCCACAGGTGAATGTGATGGTTTCCAAACGACCAAAGCGACTGATGTAACTGATAGGGATCACCACGCTCTGCATCTCTTCGGGATTGATTATGTACTGCAGGCCGTTGCTGGCACGCACATAGGCACGGAAGAAGCCCACGGGCACTTCGGCAAACACACCATCACCAAAGACCAGGGTGATCTGATCATTGGCCCGGCTGGTGATGCTGTATAGTCGGCGTTGATCCGGTGCCAGTTGTTCCACGGCACCGGCATAGATGCTTTCCACAAAATCCCATTCGCCTGCGATGCTTCCTAGATCGTCCAGTTTGTACAGCCAATGGTCTTCTTGGTTGCAACCTTCGATGTTGACATTAACGGTGCGATTGGGGATGCCTTCCGCAAGATTAAAGTCTTGGTTCTGCAGCACGCCCTGTTTGAAAAAGAAAAAGTATCCAGTGTTGTCAGATCCAAATCCCAGTTGATCATTGCGATACAGGATGTTGAATGCTCCTGAAGGTCTGGGTGCCACTTCGTACACATAGTCTCTGCCTTCGCTGGTGCCACTCACAGCTTCAAACGGCATGTTCACACCGTCCACTGTGGAGGTATAAGGGATCACTGGCAGGAATCCTGGCACTAAATTGATGGCGTACTCTGCGGTACGCACGCCCAGAAGATCTTGTTCGTTGCCAGGGCGACCAAATTTTTGACTGTCTACCAAGGCAGCATTGATGATCTGCGTGAACTGTTCCAACCAGTTGGGATTGGTAGGATCATTCCAGTCTATGGTGACATTGGAAAGATTGATACCATTGAAATCTGTGAGATTTTCCGTGGTAGTAACAGAAAATACTTTGAGGAATCCTTGGGCCGCACTGTTGCGTTTGGGGGTATAGCTCACCAAGTTGGCCAAACGAACCACTGAATCTCTGCGTTCTGCTGTGTCCAGGAAGTTTTCCCTGGCATTCAAATCGTTGCGGAATGCCAGGGCCTGGCCCATGAACGCCATCACATCCAACAGAGCGATAAACTCTGAACTCTCTATGTAGTCATTGAATGTTTCAGGATAGTACAGGCGGAGATAATCCACGAAACTCTTGCGTAGAGTTTCAAAATCATAGGATTGGAAGTCGGCTTCTCTGTAGGTCTGATACAGTCTTTTCCAGTCTTCTACGCCGAATATAGCAGTTTGTCTAGCAGTCTTGGCCATGGCTTCTCACAGTGGTCAAGTATTTATGGTGCTGGAAATATGCCCTGTTTTAGATGAAGCTAGCTCTACGAGTTTCTTGGTCAAAGAATATGGCCAGGCGTTCTGCTGTGGATGATGCCACCACCTGTATCTCGATCTCGATCAACAAGCCGTTGTCTTGCGGAAAAGAATTGGCAGATGTGACATAGATCCTGGGATCGCCACCGGCCACACGCTGTATTTCGGCCAGTATGGCCGTTTCTGTGGGTTCGGTCTGGTTTTCAAACACATAGCTCCAGATGGTGGTACCATAGCCGGGCCGACCCGGCAGTTCGCCCTGCTGGATGTTGAAAGCATTGGAGAGATCTCGCTTGATCAGTTCAAAATCCACCAGAGTGAATTTCTTGAATTGATTGATGGTGTTGAATCCTATGAACGTGGGCATGTGAGTATTTAACCAGCCAGCAATCTTGATAATCTAGCTCTGAGACTAGCCAGTTCTGTTTCTTGTGCAGACACATCAAATCCGCGACGCTGCCGTCTGGCCACGATCTGTTCAAGATCAAAGATTTCGTTGTTGATCAAGGTTATCTGCTGGTTTACTGGACTAGCCGCCGAACTAGTTCGCACTGTTTCTCCACCACCAGTTTCCACTTCTACCACGGGCGGCAGACCTCTGACTTCACGTTCTTGATCTATACGTTCAATTTCTACGTCGTCGGCTTCGTTGTCATAAACCAATTCTTCATTGGGCACGGAACTGAACAGGCTGCTGCTGAAATCTGGCGTGGGTATCTTGGGATCGCCAATGACCTGTTCCAGGGCGAAATCCAGTTCGCTGCGTTCCACGGTGCCAGTGAAGCCACCCAGTTGTACGCCACCTGTGACCAGTTCAGATGCCTTGCTGTCCACGAAATTCACTGCATACTGTGCATTCTTGGCCACGGAGTTTATCTCTGATACTAGTTCCGGTGGTGCCAGACCCTTGACCCAGGCTGCGGTGTTGTCCACGCCAAACTTGCTGGCGGTCTGCACGAAACTGGCCAAGTCTGTGGGTGATTCTGATCCTGTGACTATGCCCGCAGATTTCAATCCATCCAGGGCCGACACCATGATTTCGTTCTGCGTGAGGCTCTGTAGATTCACATCTCCCAGCAAGGGTCCTAGACCGTCCACACCGGCCTTGCCGGTCCAGACCTGTGGTGAGCTCAGCACTGATTCCAACTGTGCTGGATCTTGTAGGAATGTTTGCACTGTGCCGGGTTTGAGGAAACCAGATGACTCCAACTGATCCGCTGACAAGCCAAACTTGCCAATGCCTTTGTCCACGGATACCACATCAGAGGCCTGACCTACGTCTGAGGCAGTCTGGGCCAGCAGGCCAGTGACCTGTGTGGTGTCAAGGCTGCCCACAGATATCTCCGCAGGTGTTTGTTCCAAGAATGCTGCGGAATCGATGCCATCAGTCACTGGTACATCTTCGAGCCCGGCCAGGGTTTCCGCCGTGGCTTCGGTGAGATCAGTGGCCGGTGTTTCGCTGAGTTCGGCCACGGCGTTGACACCTTGATTGTGATAAGGATAAGGTTCGTGTGTGGGTGCCCTGGTCACAATGGTCTTTAATTTGCCAAACTCCACGGTCCAACCCGTGCCGGTGACAAACTTGGTGTCAGCCAAGCTGAGATCTTTGAGGTTGGTGGGTGTGGTCACTGGTGCTGCAGTGCCGCTGTTCAAGCTGATGCAGCCTGCCTTCAAATTGAGACTGCCACCTCCGTCCCAGGATCCAGTGGTGGACTTTAGAGCCAGGCTGCCATCGCTTTTGACGCCAACCAGACTTTTGCTGTACAAGGTCAGTTTGCCTGTACCAATCACATCCACCGACGCTTCGCCTTCCAGTTTCATGGTCTTGCTTTTGACATTTACTGCACCACCCGCATACATGTTGATATCCTTATCCGCATGCATGTTGATGGTGCCTTGTGTGCGTATGTTCACTGAATTGGTGGAGAACACATCCACGGTGCCCTGTTTGCCAAACTCCAGCCAGGTCTGGCCATTGGCGTGTATGATGTAGAAACAGTCACCATCATCGCTCATGGTGATCTGATGGCCCTTGGCTGTGCGTATGCGGACCAGATTGTCTTTGCCTTCGAGATCACCGTCATCCATGACGATGCTGTGGCCGCCACGCCTGGCTATGACCTCCACATCCTGTGGTCGGATCTGGCCGCGTTCCAACTGCCCTTTGATGTCGCGTTCTGACAAGCCACCTTGGTAGATGGCCTGGCCTGGTGTGGAGATACCAAAACACGCAGATGGCGATTCTCGTTGGCTGTTGCTGGTGATGGGGCCGCGAACAGTGTCTTTGATCAAGCCCTGCTGCATCATGATGCCGGCCACATAACTGTGCACCGGTTTCACCTTGTCAAAGAATCTGGGATTTTCGGATATCTCTTCGTTTTCGCTGTTGATCTCTGTGACCGGTAGTTGGCTGGCACCAGCGAAATAACTGTCCTGCGGCCCATTTTCCAGATTGAAACGGCGGCTGGCACCTATGGCCGGAACCATGTGACTGATGCCGATGTCAGGCACACATCCTGTGTAGTAACCTTGGTTGGGATCGCCTGCAACAAAGAAACATATGACCTGCGTGCCCAGATCCGGTGGTGTGAACCACATGCCATAACTCTGTTGATTGCCAGTGAATGTTCCCGCACCCTCACTGGTACCGGCGTGCGGTGTCACACCGTAGAATGG